CCGTGCCACCCACAGACTCCCTTGGTATTATTTCTCCCCGATTGGTCCGATTCGATCCGCCAACAACCGAAAGGCCTAGGTCATGACCCAGAACAAACCAGAACCGCCAGAGGATAAACCAATGGGAATACTCATTTCCCTAAACTCGGCACTATCAGTTGCGAACTGGCTTGCGCCCACCGATGTTGCTGCCATGACATTAGCCAGGCGAATTGCTTTGGCACTTGACAGTGCCTTTGACATGGGCGATCTTAAAGAGGCAACACCATTGGCGGCTAAATACTTAAACGTACTCCAGCAGCTGCACTTGACAGTTGAAACACGAACCACAGGAAAACAGGGCGAGGAAAATGACGGGACAAACCATGTCGGAGATTATCTACGGTTACTCAAAACCCAGGATAGAAAGTCCAAGCCTGAAACTGCCAAGCGCAGGGCCAGTGGTGGCGGCACTAGCTGACGAACTCGGAGTACCGCTTTTACCTTGGCAAACTCATGTCCTAGATGATGCCTTAAAAGTTTTGCCCAATGGGCGATGGGCGCGGTCAAGTGTGGGAGTGCTAGTCGCTCGGCAAAATGGCAAAACCCACATGATGCGGATGCGCATACTTGCTGGCCTTTATGTCTTCGGTGAAAAGAACGCCATCGCCATGTCCCAGACTCGGCAACTATCTTTAGACACTTTTAAGCAGACAGTCGACATGGCCGAAAGTCTTGACTGGATGCGTAAACGAATCAAGCGAGTATCCCGGACAAACGGCCAAGAGGAATTAGAAGTCTATTGCCACCATTACCCCAAATCCTGTGGCGAGAAGTGTGAGCGAATCCGCAAGTATTCGATCCGAGCAGCTACGAGCGAGGGGCCACGCGGTAGCACCGCCGACTTGTTGTATGTCGATGAACTCCGAGAAATTGACGAGGCCACATGGGCAGCGGTCACACCGATCACCCGAGCCAGACCCAATGCCCAAGTATTTTGGACATCTAACGCTGGCGATTTGACGAGCAATGTCTTAAACGAACAACGCCGCCGTGCTTTGACTTTCGCTAGCGATCGCATGGGGTACTACGAATACAGCGCACCAGCAGGATCATCGGTTGACGACATCGAGGCTTGGAAAATGGCAAACCCTGCAATGGGGTACACGATCAACGAGCAAAACATTAAAGACGCTGCAACCTTTGACAGCCCTGATGCGTTCAAGACCGAGACCCTGTGTATGTGGGTGGATGCGATCGACAGCCCTTGGCCAATGCAAGTTTGGAACGAGTGCGAGTCAGATGTGGCTTTGGAGGATGGCTTGCCAACTTGGATGGCGATGGACTTGAACTTTAACCGCGAACTTGCTTGCTTGGTAACTATCCAACAACGCGAATCAGGTTTTGGCGTATTCCTGCACGAATGGAAAAAAGAGGGTGGCATTAATGATCTTGAGTTGGCTGGCGAGATCGCCATATTGACTCGCCGCTATCGCCCAAGGGTGCTGGCCTATGATCCAAACACTGCTGGATGGATCGCGCCAAGACTTAGCCAGGCTGGCGTACCGGTCGCGCCAACACCTTGGAACTCGGCAAACTTTGCAATCATGTGCGATCAGACAATGAACGCGATGCAGTCGCGGCAGCTGCTACACCCAGCCCAGGAAACTATGCACAGCCATTTGGTCAGTTGCGCTAGACGGCCAGCCAGTGACGGCGGTTGGCGCATCGCTCGCAGGGCGGCGCAAGTACCGATCAGCGCGGCGGTTGCTTTGGTCATGGCGGTGGGTCACGCTACCGAACCGCAACAGAGTGTGTCTATAATCAGTGCATAACCCTGCCTTGGGTTCACCCGAGGTCGGCCAGTTATCAAAGAGGGATCAAGACCACTAGGACTAACTGGCCGATCTGTGTGACAACACGCGCAACAAGGTGACAAGCGGTGACAAAATTACACCAATGTCATTTGCTCATGGTTAAATGCAAGAATGGGATTCATAGATTTTTTGCTGGGTACACCCACCGAAAAGCCACAGATCGAGGCTAGGGCTGGCATCGCGATTCCGTTTTATCAAGATGCCTATTTCACCCCGTTCAATACTTTTCGCGTTGACCGCTCAAGCGCAATGCAAGTGCCAGCAGTTGCCAGAGCCAGAAACATCATCGCTGGCACTATCGCAACCCTTGGCCTGAACTCATACAGCGACATCACAGGCGCAAAGATCGAGGGTCGCAAAATTCTTGAACAGCCAGATCCAGCCATCCCACTAGCTGTGACTATGGCTTGGACAGTCGAGGATCTGTTATTTCATGGTCGTTCATTCTGGCAGGTTCTAGAAGTAAATCCAGAGGATGGCCGACCAATACAGGCTCGCCGAATCGATCCAACTCGGGTGACTTTCACAACTGACTTGAACACTCAAGAGATCGTTAACGGTTTCTATATCGAGGGCGGCCTATTGCCTATGACTGGTGTGGGATCGCTAATCATGTTTAGTGGCATCGATGAGGGAATCCTCAATCGTGGTGGCCGCACAATCTCAACTGCGCTCAAACTTGAGGAAGCCGTACAAAGAATGGCCAGCGAGCCAAACCCAACAATGGTAATCAAAAATAGTGGCGTGGATCTACCGCCAGAGCAGGTGTCGAGCCTACTGGCGCAATGGAAGCAAGCCCGAGCCACCCGGTCGACTGCCTACTTGTCAGGCCCATTAGATGTCACGACTTTTGGATACGATGCTGGACAAATGCAGCTGACAGAGTCGCGCTTGAACACCGCCGCAGAAATTGCGCGTATGTGCAACATCCCTGCCTGGTACATCAACGCCGAATCGGCTAGCGCGACTTATTCCAACGTAAGCCAGGAACGCCGAAGCCTTGTTGATTTCTCATTGCGCCCATTCATGAGTTGCATCGAGGAACGATTAAGCATGAACGATGTGACCCCACGCGGTAGCAAGGTCAGGTTCGATCTTGACGACTACTTGCGCGGAAACCCACTAGAGCAGATCGAAGTTCTTGGCAAAATGCTTGATTACGGCTTAATCAGCGTAGATGAAGCGCGTGAGGAAATGGATCTTGCACCGAGAGGAAATGAAAATGCAACTTAGTTTCGAGGGCCAAGTTTTAGCGGCCAATGTTGAAACCCGAACCATCAAGGGACTTGTCGTGCCTTTTGCCAAAGTTGGCAACACATCGGCTGGCCCAGTGCGCTTTGAGTTTGGCGCGTTTGGCGAAATTGACCCAAGTCAAATTGTTTTGAACATGGAACATGACCGGACACGCCCATTAGGTCGTGGCATTGCTGGATCAGAGGAAATCACACCTGCTGGCATTTCAATGGCGTTTAAGATTGCGCCAACGGGTGCTGGCAATGATGCGTTAGTCGAAGCATCGGAGGGCTTGCGCCCAGCCTTTAGCATCGAGGCCAATGTCGGCGAATACACCATCGAAAAGGGCGTGATGGTCGTATCAGCTGCAAAACTTGAAGCCGTTGCTCATGTAACAAACCCAGCATTCAAAGATGCACAGATTTCCCAAGTCGCAGCCACAGAGGCCGATGAGGAAAACCCAGAAACCACCGAGGCGGAACAACCTGCCGAGGAACAACCACAGGAGATCACAGTGGAAGAAACAACCGCACCAGTGGCAGATGAAGTGACCGCAGCCGCGGTTGTTCACGCCGCCGCACCAGTGGCCTACGTTAAGCCTCGTAGCCCAATCAATTCACAGGCAACTTACCTTGAGCACAGTGTCAAGGCAAAGCTTGGAAACCATGATTCAGCGCAGTACGTAATGGCTGCTGATGATTCATTCAGCACGAACCCAGCGTTCACCCCAGTGCAGTATGTAAACCAGGTAATCGATACATCCATCGGCTCACGCCCAGCAATCGATGCAATCGGCTCACGCGCCATCACTGCCTCGGGCATGGTCATATCACATCCGAAAATTACGACTAGCGGAACCGTGGCTGACACCAACGAAGGTGCTGGCCCATCAGAAACCGGTATCGTGTCCTCATACGTCAACTTAGACGTGAACAAGTTTGCAGGTATGCAGCGTTACTCAGTAGAACTTTTGGAACGCTCAAGCCCAGACTTTTTCCAGGCAATGGTCGACAACATGACACGCGCCTACAACAAGGCAACTGATGCAGCAGTTATCGCAGCATTGACCGCAGGTGGAACACAAGCCACCGCAGTTGCAGCATCATCCGCTGGCATCATTTCCTACGTTTCCACAGAAGCCCCAGCTGCTTACCTAGCAACTGGCGAACTTGCAAGCGCATACATCGCTGGCACATCACAGTGGTCACTATTGATGGGCGCAACCGACACAACTGGTCGCCCAATCTACAACGCATACAACCCACAGAACAACGGCGGAGTTGCTGGCCCACAAAGCCTACGCGGCAACGTGCTTGGTCTTGATCTGTATGTAGACAGCAACGCAGTATCAACAACTATCGACGAATCAGCTTTCATCGTTGTTCCGTCAGCAGTTGCCATCTACGAATCACCGATTCTGCGTATGTCAACAAACGTAGTCACAACTGGCGAAATCGAAACTGCACTTTACGGCTACCTAGCCGTTGGCGTTTTGACCGCTGGTGGCGTACGTCGTTTTAACCTGACCTAAGTCAGCGTTAGTTAGAAGTGTGGGGGGTGCGGCCCT